GATGGTACAATATATACAGAGGACTATTCATGATTACAAACGTTGGCAAAAACCTATTAGCTAAATACCTTATTGGACAGGCTCCAGCCTATGCAACCCATATTGCTATTGGTTGTGGACCAAAGCCACAAGCAGTGGATGATGAACTAACTCTTGAAGAATTTAATAATATCCTAGATAAAAAGAACCTAGACTTTGAGATGTTTCGTGTTCCGATTAGCTCTAGGGGATATGTAAATGAAAACGGTTTTTCCAAAATTGTTTTAACAGCCGAGCTACCCACGGTTGAAAGATATGAAATCACAGAGATTGGTGTTTATTCTGCAGCATCAAACCCAACTGCTGGTGCATATGACAGCAAGACTGTGTACTCTTTTTCAACAACAGAAAACTGGGAGCGTCACACACTAACGACCGTAACGGCGGTAGAAACAATCAATGGTCCTTTGGCTACAAGCCTAGTCCCTGGAGAAGAAACAATAATCAACCAAGCTTCTCCAATTTTTCAAACCAATGCAGATAATAAAACACTACTAGATATTAATAGGTTAAACAGATATGAGTCTTGCAGATATCTGAATAACACAATCTTTATGGCTGGAAACACCTCAACTCTTTCTATAGCATCAGGCGAATCAAAAATGACTGCTAGTTCGGGAAGCGAGCATATACATCTTTCTGGAGCAAGCATTGGCTTTAATAAAAACTCAGATAATGACGAGTTAAAGCTTGCATTTTCTATTGTCAGTAAAAGTGCAACCTCAGCAGCAAATCTTGTGCATCCAACCAGAGTAAAGGTCTTGGTTGAGTTTGCAGACAACGATGCTGGAGATGCAACAAACTATGCCCAGTTCCAAGTAGATATAACAAACGGGGTAGGCGGATATGATTTTGCAACCAATAGATATATTGTCGAAACTAAAAAGCTAAAAGATTTAATTAAGAGCTCAACTTTTACCTGGAATTCTGTTAATGTTGTGAAAGTATGGGCTTCGGTTCTGGGTGCTGGAGGAACGCCAAGCTCAGACTATTACGTAGCCCTTGACGCAATTAGGTTAGAAAACACCTCTTCGATTAACCCTCTATACGGTCTAACTGGGTATTCTGTAGTGAAGTCCGCAGATCTTCTGCCTATCGTAAAAGTTTCTAATACTGCAAACCTAGTAGAGTTTCGATTTGCACTAGATGTAGATTTGGATACTGGAAATGTCAGTTAAAAAAATAACTATTACAAAAAATGATTTGCCACCACTAACTCCAAATGGAGAATATTTAATCAGGTACAGAATCATCTCTGAAGACAAAAATAGAACCTCTCACTGGTCTCCAATCTACACTTTAGATTTAAGAAGAGTCATAAAGGGGCCAGACGAAACTGACCCAGACCTAACTTTTGCAGCATCAAATGTTTCTACCACCTCTAACCTTATCAACAAAGAACACTTTTTTATCTTGGGGCAGATGGTCATGTTTTCTGCGGGTGGGGGAACTGCCCCCAATACGCAATTTGGTCCACTTGCAGAGAATGTGCCTTACTATGTAAGACCAGCCTCTACCGAATCATTTTCTTTGTGGACATCAGAAGCATCTGCATTGGGTCAAACGGGGCTGATGGGGTATATAGACTTTCTTTCGGCAGGCACTGGTTCTGCGTTTACACTAACATCAAATACTAAAAACCTTATCAAACAAGTAACCTCCAGCGTTACAGTTACTCCAACAACAATCATTCTAGACTGGGGAACAGGAAATAACGCATCCGCATATGATATTTTTGTTAGTCTTAAAACTGATGGAGAGTGGGGGTTTTATACCTATGAAGGGTCATCTTTAACAAACTCGTACAGTTTTTTAAAACCAACTGGTGCTGGAATAACGGACATGAGGATAGCAATACAGCTAGCGGGAATAGACAAAACTGTTCAAAATGGATACTACAATGAAATTCTTACAATCGCTACAAAAGAGTTTGCTGTACAGGCAGGTATTGACGGGGGTAGTGCGTGAGCGTAAACTACTTAATACAGGTTAGAAGAGATACTGCAGCTAACTGGACATCAAAGAATCCAACACTTGCTGCTGGAGAAATAGCATTTGAAACAGATACTAAGAAGGTTAAGATTGGTGATGGATCTACCGCCTGGAATTCCCTTGCAGACATAGGAAACTCTATATCTGCCGAATTCTTGACAACTGGTGGAACATTTACTGGAAATGTATTTGGACCAACACTACCACAATCTCATAATTATATTATTAATGGTGCTTTTGATTTTTGGCAAAGAGGTACAAGCTTTTCGCCTTTCAATCAATACACGGCAGACCGATGGGCTGTAGTAGTTTCTGTAGGACAAACCGTTGTTGTTAGCCAGCAAACCTTTACCCCTGGCTCGGCACCAGTTCCTGGATATGAGGGAGCATTCTTTTCTCGTATTGCGTGGTCTGGAACTCCAACCCAAACCTACTGGTATACACAACGAGTAGAAGACGTTCGTACATTAGCCAACCAAACCGTAACACTATCTTTTTGGGCCAAGGCTACATCAAACACATCTGCAATTACTCCAATGATAGAACAAAACTTTGGATCTGGAGGTTCTAGTGTTGTGTCAAGAACGGGAACTCCAATAAATATAACCACTTCGTGGCAACGCTTTAGTCAAACTTTTACAATTCCTTCAGTTTTTGGAAAAACAATTGGAACAAGTTCATACCTAGATGTTAGGCCGCTTAATGGATCTACATCACTAGCTGGAAATAGTATAGACATTTGGGGAGTTCAACTTGAAGTAGGTTCAATAGCAACTCCATTTAAGCGTAATGCTCCATCAATTCAGGCCGAGCTTGCTAATTGTCATAGGTATTATTATCAAATTGGTGTTAACGGAATAGACTTTAACTATCAAACCGATCCAAACGGCTTTGGTGCTTCAAACTTTATCAACTTCCCTGTTTTAATGAGAATAGCTCCAACCGTCTCTATTAATTTTACAAACACAGATAATGCAGCACATAGCGGAGCAATTGGCATTTCTTCTTCGGGATTTGTTACAAGAGCTCAAAGAAGCAACGGCTCTTTTGGTTATTTTGCATATAAAATTGGTTTTACAGCATCGGCGGAGCTATAATGTATATGAGAATGGGGCAACTTTCGCCAGACGGTAGAATCATTTATTCTGAATCTGTAGTTAGGCTATCTGATTTGGCTACCATCCCGTTTGCCGAAGGAAATACTGATTACTTAGAATACTTGGCTTGGGTTGAGCTGGGCAATGAGCCGATAGACTTTGACATTAACCTATTGCAGAATAACTAGATAAGTGGTATAATTAGCTATGGCCAGAATACCAACACCAGATAGAGGACAGCCTCTAGACGTAAGCTACATATATCAAATAGTTGAAGCAATCAACGATTTGTCTTCTCAAATTTCTTCTGCAAAATACAAGTACGCATCTATTGATACCTCAGAAGGCCGTCAGAGTACTCTTCTTACAGACACGAAAGTTGTTGCTGGAGAGCAGATCATTTACCCAGCACTAACAACTGTTACTGCAGAAACAGATCAAGCTTTTTCATATTCATTTAGAGGAGAGTACAAGTATCCTCCAATTGTTACTGCTACTCCAGTTCTTATCGAAGGAACATCTTCTGGAAAAGACGTTTCTGTAGTTATCTCAAGCGTGACCAATTCAGGAGTAAATGGAATCGTTAGATTTAATAGTCCAGGACAGCTGGCCGTTAAGGTTCATATTATTGCTGTAGGTATTCCAAACTAGTAATGACTAAAAGACATGGCCAGGTAGACATGGCAGAGTATAACGCTCTTCCAGTTATACCAGGAAATAAAAAAGTATGGTTTTTAAACGGGGAGCTAGTTAGAGTTCATCACCTAAATAAATCTAATGGAATTATGTCTGTTTATAACATTGTAAAAGATAGAATCGAAAGCTGCCTAATATCGGATTTTAAAAAAAATAGGCAAAGAGCATACACCGTTGGCCAAACAGCAGAGCTAGTTAATCGTCACAAAAAGTATATGCCAAGCTTAATGAAGCGTGGAATTATCCCTCATCCTACTGGATCTCAAAAGGGTGGGGAGACTGGGTGGCAGGTCAGATCTTACTACGCAGAATCACAAGTAAAAGAGATTCGTGATATACTGGCTACCTACCACATGGGTAGACCAAGAAATGATAAGCTAATTACTAATGACATAACCCCTAGTCGACAGGAGTTGACAAGACGTATGGGAGATGGTATACTGACTTATACGAAGACAGAAGACGGAAGATTCATTCCTATTTGGTCTGAGTCCATTTAATAGAAAGATATGGGTATGGAAAACGAAAACACCAAAGTAAGGGTTGCGT